TAGGCGCAGTCTTTGGCGAAGGTTCCACCAGTCATCCTCCCTTCAGGACAGCCAACATTGCAGTTGGCTTTTACTATCTCCCAGTGTATGCAGTCCATACAACGCGGCTGTGAATTATTGATTGCTCTTGCATCTGCATATAACTGCTCCGCCTCAAGTACAGCCTGCTCAAGCTCAGTCGCTGAAAGCTTGTAGATGACTTTGTCTGTCTTGGTTTTTATCTTGACTCGCCATCCATCGCCATCCTCGCTAAGGACCATTCGTCCAGCGTGATAACGCAAAGAGGCCATAAATTACTGGTATATAGACCTCAGTATCTCAGCTGCTTCAAGTGCTGCGCTATGGGTGTGACAGGGGTTGCCCCAGTACACGACTGATCCATCGAAAAACCAAGGCTTGAACATGGGAACGATTCCAAGTGTCACAAGATGTACTCCGGTGGTCTGACAGCTTTGATTTGGTTGATACATGGCTATGCTTTGATTTCTTCACCCTGAAACGGGCGAAGGACAAGTGACCTGCAGCGGATCAGGTGTGAGGGGTGCGGATGCGTGAGTCGGTCTTAGTCCGCAACCAATTGTGTGGCCTAGGTGATGTAGGGCCAGGAAACCTCATCATCTTTTTGCCAAGCGTCAGGCTCTAGGCCGCGTGACGAGACATAGTCGGCGAAGACCCGCTGCAAGTCGGTTTTAGACACACCAGCAGCCGCAGCCAGTTTTGCTGCATTTGCCTTACCTCGATACAAGAGGTCGAGAGCGTCCTCAAGCGCTAAACCGGCGCTAAGGTCAATACGCGATACACCCTTGCTCATGCCTTACCACTACGACGACGACAAAAAGAAGGGCACCAAAAAAGGCGGCAGCAAGAAGGGCGGCAAGAAGTAATCACTTGATTACTTCGATTGCGGCTTCAGGCCACCGAGCCTTGCCGTACTTGATCGCGGCTGTCTTGTTCTCAGCAGAGGTGCGCCAGATCATTGGTGCAGCCTGCCCGTTGCGGACAAGCAGCTTGAATGGTTTTGTCTTGACACCTTTCCTGGGATGGCTGATGCCATCGCCATGCTGTGCCTGAGCGTGGTTGTCGTTCCACTGAAAAGTCGTCACTAAACAGATTCCTTGCGAAGTTGAGCCACCGCACCGACGCGAGACTTGTCAAATAATTGCTGAGCCCTGAGTGGACCCAGCTCATTTGAAATCTCTTGTCGTAAGTACAAGAGGTGGTAGTGATTGAGTTTTGAGCTGTCGAGACTTGCAAGCTCGTCGATTCGTTCGAGGAACTGCTCGCAGATCTTGATCTTCAGGCTGATGCCATACAGCCAGTCGCTCTCAGCAACATCTCTTTCTTCATGCATTTTTTCCTGCATGGAAGAGATTGCTACCTTTAACTCTGCTCGAAGAGATGAAACATCTCTGCTAGACATATCATCTATCTCGGACAAATAAACTGTTCGATTAAGATAACTGCTGTTGAAAAACGGTAATCCCATTGATAACGACTGTAAGCGGTGATTCTAAGGCAAAGTCACCTTGATGGCACTTCCGTTTGAGTTGACGTAAGACAGCGGGTTGGCACGCCTCATCAGCCAAATACCTGCATGGCCGATGGGGGCCACGTTGATTGGTGGTTTGTCTGCAGGCAGCGGGCGCAAATACTGCACAGTCCAGCTAGGTGGGCGTTGCAGTAGCACAGGGCGTTTGCTGCCCCAACGAAGCATGGTGAGGCCAATAGTCTCAATGGTCCGGTGCATGTTCCTCTAGTAATTTTTGTTGACGGGCGACAAGGTCACTCAGCTGTAGCTGCCGCGTGACCATGTCGCGATACTGCTCAACCGGGATAGTGACCGACGAACCCTCCGGCAGCTCGTCGAGCTTCTGGTAAATCCACTGACGCTGCATCTGAAACGGAGAGTTCGGGATGTCCATCAGAAGATGTCTTCTTGCTGGGTCTGCACAACAGCACCGCCTGTGCTCTTTGCAAGGCTAGCTGCAGCAACTTCAGCGGCTGGTGTAGGTGCTGCCAATTCAGACGCTTCTTTAGCTTCACGAGCAGCCATCATCGTCTTGTAGTCAGGCGAGTAAGCCAGGCTCAAGAACTTCTTGCCGCTCTTAGATTCTTTCTGCCAGCCAGAAATTTTGACTGGGATAACGTCGTCTTCGAGATAGCTGTCATTTTTCAGCTCAGTGCGCAGTGCCCAATGCAGGTACTCCACAAAAGCTGAAAGCTCTTTGCGGGGAATGTTTGCAGTGCCAGTGAAAGCTGGATAGTTCTTGTTGGGGTCGTACTTGTCCCCATACAGACGCTGTTGATCTTCAGGGCTGTTCTTGAAGATGTTCGAGTTGAACTTGAATTCCATGAATTACTCCGGAGTGACAGTGTTTGCCTCTTCAAACGCTTCCACGTCTGAGAGCTT